TCGGGGCCTAAATCTCCACCTAGAAGGCCGCCGCCGGCTGGGGCTGCTGCTGCCGCTTCTGCCACTTGTTGTAATTCCGCAGCGTGCTTGCGATCATAATACATTTCGCGTTGACAGCGAATAAACTCTTCATGAGACATGCCAAATACATTTTCAGTAACCCAACGACGAGAGAAGTAACCTTCAGTCGCAGAAGCCGCAATATCAAACTTCTGCTTCCAATGTTCCAACTCTTGAAGTTCTGCAATCTTTGAGGGATTATTAAGAGATAGAGAAAAATTAAGAAGATCATCGCCGCGAAAACCCAAAGTATAAAGATGAATAATACCAATCTTTTCTAGTTCTGCGATAATGACTCTCTGGAGTCTTTGAATTGTTCGCGAAAAACGAATATCTTTTTGAGCCAGCGTAGTTTTATCTTCGGCTGCGCCTTCACCCATCGCAAGATAAGCTTGAGGAATCTTAAGAGCTGAAAACAATTTGTCGCGGAGATATTTAATATCATCGATTTGTGTAATATTTTGCGCACCAGGGAGTGTGCTAATATCTGTAACCGACCCAGCGCGGACAGGAATGAAATAATCTTCTTCTACTGCCATCGGGTTATATCGCAAATCAACACGCCCAGTCTTGGCATCCACCACAGAATGTCGTTTAAGTTGAGTAACCACTTTCTCCATATATTGTTCAACTTCATTAGGGGGAATCGCGCCAACATCAATCTTGAAGACGCGGCGTTCTGATGAGCGCACAACGCGGTAGGCCATCATGGCATCTTCCATAAGCACAAGCTGGCGCCAGATGCGGCGGGCAGGTTCAAGAATAGAAGTGCCGTAAGGTGCATACTTATCGTTACCGAGGACGCGGAAGTGTGCAATCTGCCAGTTTTCAAAAGTCATCCCAGCGGAGTTCCACTGATATTGAATATAGTTAGGGTTGGTGGAATCCATCCCTTCTAATCTTTCAATTTCCATCGGGGGGAGAGCGATTGCAGTCTTAACACCAAATGTGTCGTCAATGTCCAAATATAAAAAGAAATCTCCATATTTACACATTGTCCGACTCCAACCAAACAAATTATATTGAACATTGAGAATCTGTTCGTAAAGAATAGTCAACACAGCTTTGATTTCTTCATTGGCCGTCTTAACCCTGAGCATTGGGCGTAGATCAGAATATGTTGTCATCTCGTCAGCATATATATCTATTGTAGAAGCAATCTCTGGCATATACTCCATTTGATCGAAATCAACATATCGTTCGGCGCGGCGTTGGTTTTGAATTGCATTGGTGGCAATTGTATCAAGAGGGTTATATATAGATTTTTTAAATTGTTGGCCTGAAGCGGTTTTAAAACGTGAAGAGAATTTATCCAAATGTTGACGACGAATTCTTCGCCCAGTTTGGGAACGATAGCTAATTATTGGTCCAGAAAATAGACGTGTTAACGCTTTAAATAACTGGTTGTCTCTGTTTGCAGGGTTTCCCCCTTGATTTCTGCTAGGTGGTGCCATATTTATTTTCTCACTTTATAATCCATTTATATTCGTCCCAATAGGACTTGGCTTCAGACATTATATCAGTAACAGTGCCTGCTTTGTATCCATCTTGACCTTTTATTTGTGTATTCATTGTGGTTTTAACTGTATAAATTGCGTCAATAAAAGCTTTTTGATAATTTAAATCCCTTGAGTTAGCTTGGAGCGCTGTATCTCGCACCCAACATGCGATTGCTAGAGCCATGATTAAATCATCATTGTAGCCTTTCATTGCCTGTGGTCTACCGCTCCTCCAAATAAACGTTTTAAATTCGTTCACTGTACGTGAAGAATATATCTTAATTAGTTTATTTCTTATAAACTCCTCTAATTTTGCAACTATGAGGGGGCGCGTTTTCATAGTGGTAGAAAAACCAGGCACCGCCGATGTATGGTGTTCACCTATATGTTGCTCAACATATTCATGAGTTGATTTGATAGAGTAGTAAAGATTGGGATATGCATATTCTGTAAGTTTATCCAACACAGTATAGCCGATATTATTATTCTCTACCACCATCATCGCAGATCCGAACTCTCTCCCAACTTGATTAAGCATGTTAGCAAACATATCGGGGGTAGCTTTTCCTTGATACTCTCCAACAATCTCTAGAGTTTCAAGTTTAATAAGATGAAACGTAGAGAAATCGGCACCATCACCTCTTGACACATCAACCGACATAAGATAATTACAACTTGGATCATACTCTTCCCAAATCCAAAAGTTACGGTCGAAGCCAGTACGATATTTTGGCTCTTTAACATTTGAGAGCAGCCACTCCATATCGTCGGGATCGATGATAGTTTCACCGGAAGTGTTGAAGTTACACATTAGCTCCTGCGCGATCTGGCGCTTAGACATATTCTTGGTTTCTTTCTTATACCATTCTTCATCTCTATCGGGATGAACATCCCACGCAAGCGTCGTTAAATTAAAGTTGTTGGCGCCAGATTCAGAATCTGTACATGTTTTATGAAACCAGTTACCAACACCATTAGGTGTTGACAACGCAATACATCGCCCACCTGTTGAGAGTGTTGGATATAGACCGGTCCATAGTTCTTCGAGACCTTCGATGTGTGCGGCCTCGTCAAGCACCAACAGAGACAACGCTTCCGAACGACCAGCGTCACCGGAAGTAGATGCGGCTTTAATAGAAGAGCCGTTGGAAAGCTCAAAGGAGGTGCGGTTATCTACATCGATAGTTGCGATCTTCAACCAATCTGGTAGGTTGCGCATAATGCCTTTAACTTTCTTTACAAGGTTTCCTGCTGTCGCAAACTTGGTTGCCATAACAAGAATAGCTTTATCACGATGAAAAAGCATAAGCCACACGATATAGCCGGCTGTAATCGTTGAGATACCAAGCTGTCTCGCTTTTAAAATAACATTAAAACGATAATCATTAAAATCTTGTAATAGGTGGTCTTGGAAATCATATGTATCAAATAAAATAAGCCCGTGCATCGGGTGGGATATACGGGCATAGGTTTTTAAAAAGTAAGCAGGATCTTTACCGCACTTTAAGATCTCTTTTACTTTTTGTTTTTTGTCTAGTTGAAAAGTCATTCATTTTTTGTTAGTTACGACTGTGGGCCTTTGTCTTTCTTGCGGTCGTCATTGTCGGGACGCTTTCCGCCCTTACCGTTCCAGCCCCCTTGAGCGAGGAATGTTTCCCAGCTTTTTTCAACAACGTTAGTAGAGCCCCGATTATCATCACTCATATCTTCAGACAAACCACCAATTTTAAAGATTTTCTTTGCTGTAATCCAAGACCGTACACGGGATGAGTTTTCGGCTCGAATATCAACTTCACCTTCGACAGTGAGCGTGACCGCATCTCCGGTAATACGTTTGTATTCTTTCTTTATCCAGTCTGCAATATCAGTCAACCGTTGATCAGTTTCCGATTCAAAACCAGGAGCATATATCTCTTTAAGTTGAATTTCAGATTGATAGGTCAAACACATCATGTTGCCATAAAACTTTACATTAAAACCATCCATCACACGGCGGTCAATAAGCATATTACCTTCTTCTCTGCGCAGCGCACCAGTCTTAACTGGTTCGTAGTCTTCGCCGAGGGCACCATCGTATGCGTTGGCTGCGGCTTGTGCTAATCCTTGTACGATTTCATATACTGTTGCCATTATTAGGTCTCCATCCTTTTAACCATCTTTCCTCTCTGTCTTCCACGTATTGAACGTAACATTTATTGCAACAATCAAATTTAGTAAGACAAACATCATCCATCGATTTCTGTGGATAAGATCCGCAGACAGGACAACATCTTAAAGATTCTTTATTAAGTAGTTTTTTTGAAACCTTTATACCATTAATGTCAACTTTTTCCTGTTGAGCTTCTTTTTTGTAAGATTTCTGATAAAACTCTTTCGATTGTTCCAGGTATTCTTTTTCTTTGGTCTCGTCCCAATTTGCCTTTGGGTTCTGGACTGTTTCTTCACCGTACTTCTTGGAGATTGCCTGTTCAACAGCAGCGATGCGGTTGGGTTTATCCATTAATTAAAGACCTCGTATACTCCGTAAGATAGTGCAACACCCCCAACTACACCACCCGCAAACCAGAGCCACTTGTTGTTAGGAGCAAGGTTTTTTATTGCTGTCTCCATTTGATTTATTTGACTTAGTTGGCTAGCAATAGTTAAATCTTTTTCTTGAATCACGCTATCGTGATGAATCTGTAGGTTGTCTATTTCAAGCTGAAGATCGGTTCTCAGTTTGCTTAATTCAAAATCTAATTTTAAATTGCATTCTTTCTTTAGTTTAGGTTTTAGTGTGACAACCTCTGCGGTGGCGTCAATATCAAACAATGTCCCTTCAAAGGGAGCGCACTCACCTTCTCCGAGAAATGTAAACTTACCTTTGTCTTGAGCAATCGCCGTATTACACAGGAACATACTCAAAATCAAACAACCTAGTAATTTCATTAGCTAACTCTTCTTTATTTTGTGAAAATTGTTTTTTGATGCGCTCTTTCTCTTTTTTAACAGATTCTTTATGTTCTCGTTTTTCTTCTTTATACTTCTCTTCAAGTTCTTCTACCGCCTCTCTGTAACTTTGTAGTGCTTCTTCTTTTTTACGAAGTTCTTCTGCGTGAATAACCTGCAATCCTTCAATCTGCTCTTGCAGTGCTTCTTTTTGTTGTTCATAAGTTTGCATCAATAACTTATGATCATAGCGCATTTTACCAAAAACAGTCAATGTCAATACAACGATGGCAATTTCTCGCCAATGTGACTTGGCAAAAGGCAACAATTTCAATAATAACTGTGGCACTATCCAGCCTTCTTTATTCTCTCAACGATATCAACAGCACCCTGTGTACCAATAAACACAATAGAAATAGTAATCCAATCAGTACTGGTAACATATCCATTTGCGGCAAGTGCTGTTGCAGTAATCCACACTAATAATTTCCGAGATGTAAATTTTTCTAACCATGTGTCAATAAATGCTTTTGTTCTAGCCATCACTTGGGGCCCCTCTTTCTTTTAAAAATCTTCTAATCTCTTCTCGAATAATTTCCTCAACAGAATAAAGTTTCTTTAAATATGCTTTTGCTTTCTTAATAGTTTTTGAACAACCTTTTTTTGTCCACTTGCCCCTTTTCTTAATGTATACACATTTTCCTCGTCGTTTGTAGGGCATCGGTTTTATTTATTCATTTTCCGTTCTATTTTATTAACCTGCCGAGATATTTGTCCTAAACTATCGGATAACTGTTCAATTTCACCAGCTAATTCATCCACTTGGTTTTCTAAATAATCTAGCCGATGTTGGGTTGTATAATAAAAACCACCTAGGAGGGCTACAACAGCGAAAAGTGGCAAGAGCCCTTTAATGTTTTCTATCATACTGTTCATTGTTTAAGTCCATTCATACTTAGTATCGCAATCAACCCAGGCACATTCTTTCGAACATAAACGCCTGAGAAAAGTGTCTCACACCTACCACCGACATAAGAGATTGCAGATTCAAGATTCTTACTTACCTTGGGGTCTGCGACCATTTCTTCGGATGCCACAAGAATAAGGGAGCCGGCTGCGGCCTTACCTTTCGGAGGTGGGCACGAAGATCGATTCATACAGTTATGAAGAATCACTGAACCAAGCTTTGCTGTGTTGGGATCTTTTATCATAGTCGAACCTAAAAAGGCACGACCGTCATTGCTCAAGCAAGTTTCCAAATCTTTACTATCAAAAGATTGGATCGGTGAATCCTCGGTGGAGAGTTTTAATATCTGAGCAAATGACTTAGCAAACTGTGTGTTGGCGACCGGATACATGCCGAGCATGCCGATTCGACCGCGAAGTAAACGGGTGGACCTTTCATTGTCCAAAATAATGTGTGGGTGTACTGTGACATCATTGGCGAGAGCGAGTGCATTTCTAGCAATCGTGGGGTTTAGGTTCTCTTGTGCCGTTGGCCAAGAGACTACATAAACGACTTTGCCAGAAGACTGAACGGAGCGCATATAACGCTCAAAGACAGGATGAAGAGCAGTGACAGAACTACCGGTACCGCCGCCGCCACCAGCAAGAACAATAAGCCAATCAACTTTTCCAAGTTTGATGCGGAGCGCATCTTCGATAATAGCGCCATTTTGTGTTAACACCTCCTTGCCGTAGTCAACATTCTTTCCGATTCCATCTGAATCGGGGATGAGCACAACATGATCTTCTGTGACATTCTTTGGGATATCCTTGCCTGTTGTATTAACAAGCAGGGTCTTATTGAAACCAAGCTCTAGAAAAGCGTTGGCCATTTTGTTGCCTCCACCGCCAACCCCCACAAAGCCAACGTTCAACGAAGAGGGTGCGGTATTTTCTGGGAGGAGATCTTCATCGGAATACTCCATTTGGAGTCCGAAGTCCTCGACCATTCCAAAATCCTCAGCATCTACCTGTTCGTGATAGCTGTCTTTCTCCTGTACAAAGGAGGGTGGTGGTTCTGCGGGAGGCAAAAAGTCAAATTCGTTTTTGTCGTCTTCGTTATTATCGTCGTCGCTCATTGATTTACCCTTGCGTATCCTGCTTTCTTTTCAATCACGACTTGCGTATCAACACAATCTTTGAGAGAATCAAGGTGAGAGATAAGCAATACGTTCTTAAAATATACCTTAATTAGTTCCAAGATCCTAATAAATCCCTCCATATTTTCTTCGTCCAGTGCAGTGCCTGGTTCATCGAGAATAAATATATCACCCTTGGGTAACGATGATACACTCAATAGAGCCAAACGAATAGCCATCGCAGCCACAGTTTTTTCCGCACCAGAACCCATTTCAATCGGGCGTTCATCATGCAGCGAGTGTTTGATAAAGATATCAAACTTATTTCCATTACTCTCAAAAAAGACCTCAAAATCTACAATATTCGCGAGCATCTTCGCGACTTCTTGGTTGATGACGGGAATCTTCTTTTTAATAATATCATACGCAATACCGTTTGAATGCATGCACCGCATAAACAAATCGCATGCTGCATACTCTCTACGAAGCTGAATATAGTCTGCTTTTGCATTTTTAATCTCTTCCGCTTTTTGTTCTAACGAGCCAACTTGGCGGTAGTATTCAAAAGTTGCGGTGTTGGTGCTGCTGAGCAATTTCTGCTTGCTGGTCATCATTGCTATCTTCTGATTACGATCAGAGATCAAATGTTCGAGATTTTCAATAGCATCAATATTGTCGTTGTATTCCTTTATCTTTGTATCCAACTCTTTTGTTTCTAATACGAGCTTATCAATCACATTTTCATTTCGTTCAATCAACAATTTTGTTGATTCAACATTCTTGTCAATTTCTTTGCGGCCGGCGAGTAATAGTTCATAATCCTCGATCAATTTCTCAACATCCTCTGGATACATATCATCAATACTTTGTTGTAGTTGAACACAGTTATCTTCCTTTAATCGCTCTTCTGTGTGCAATAAAGGCAAGCGGGCTGACGCCGCATTAGCGTCTCTAATAAACTTACAGACTGGAAACTGATCGCCGCAAGGAATCCCTTCCAGCAGGCGAGTTTTGTTTATAGCGCTTTTGATATCTCTTTGGATACCTTCCAGCTCTGTTTGAAACTCGGACAGTTTTTGTCTATCGTCAGCAATCGCACTGCGTTGATGGATTAGTTCATTGATGTCGTAGTTTTCAATCAAGCCAACTACTTCTATAAGATTTTGCATTCTATCTTTGAGTAACGCACGTTGCTCCACATTCTCAGAGCGCAAAGAAACGATCTGTGTTCTTTTTTGTTTGTGCTCTCGTTTTATCTTTGCAAAGTCGATGATCTCAGCAGGAACACCATCAATCGAAATTTGGAGCGCCGCCACACTTGTCGTCAGACTATCAACTTCTGATTGCAATCTTTCTGAGTATTCTTCGTTGGCTCGAAGCTCTTGCTTATGTAATATAAGTTCCGCAGCTGCCTCTTCATATTCCTCATCATAATTTCTATCCTCAAGCTTCTTCAGTGCTCCGCGGGCATCAACAGAGTCTTCTTTTGCAAGTTTAAACTTCTTATCGAACTGCTCCAGATCTAGGAACTTGGCGATGATCTCCTTACGTCTCGTTGAACCTTCTTCAAGGAACGTCAGAGAACCGTGCTGTGAGGCCAGAGAAGACACTAGAAAGTCTTCCATAGACCCGAAGTGCTTTCTGATGTTAGCGTCCGTGTGGGCCCGTGTAAGGCCGTTTAAAGAGGTAGTTTCTCCTGATGTAATATCATATACCTCGAAATTCAGGTCCGTTTTGGCTTCCAGGGTTTCTTCGCCGTGAAGACGCTTAATATATTTTGTAGAAGTTCGAGTAATCTTATAGATATTATTATCAACCTCAATCTCTAGTTGCCCTGATCCATAGTCTTTGTTTTGATTGATGATGTTGAGATTTTTTCGTTCGTTCTTGGACGTTGTGTTAAAGAGCGTATAGAGAACACCATCGATAATAGAACTCTTCCCAGAAAAGTTCTTTCCAAATATTCCAATAATCCCCCCAAGGCCGTTAAAATCAACATAGTTACCTTCTCCATAGTTAAATAAGTTGTCCCATTTAAAATTCAGCAATTTCCAGTTAACATTTCTGGAAATTTCTTCCTCCTTGTTTACGGTTTCATTGTATTTGCGGTTCAACTGATAGACAGTTTCCATAGTTTGATCGTCAACTTGAAAGTCTGCGAGGTATTCATCAATCAATTCTTCTTGGACTTTGATGTCGCGGAGGTTCTCTGTGAGGAGAGAGTTGGTGATCTCTTCCACATTCCCCCGCTGGCCGGCTGCACGATTAAGAAACGAGATAGATTCTGGTTTGAATCGATGCTTCGCAATCTCCATTGCGCGTTTCATCGTATCAAGTGGTAAATTATTATTACTAATAAGTCGCAATCGGGCACCATCGGGTACCGACATACCTCTAGGCATTCGTCCTTTGGGTGTAAGTTGTAGTGTGATAAAAGGTTTTGGGTTTTCTATATGAATATGCCGACAAGTAAAGTCTTCTTTACTTTCGATCTCCCATAGTAAAAATCCTTTGTCGTTTGTTTCGCCGAAGTTCTGTTGTATTAACGAACCAGGGTAAGCACATCTACCTGCGGCGTCTAGTTTTTGATGGGTTTTGTGAATGTCTCCTAGGAGCGCATAATCATATTTTTCTATTGTCTCAATATCAATATCGCCATGTGTCATAACCCAACCAGTATCAGTCTTCGCGCCGACGACGGCGCCGTGGTATAAAGCAATGTTTACACGATCATTAGATACCTCGTTTGGCCAATTCTCGGGATCTACAATTGACAACACATGCAAGTCTACTTTATCTGCTACTTGGGTCGTATCTGCATATTTATGTAAATGTAAATTCGGATGATTAAGATTCTCAATTATTGGAGTAAGTGCGTCTAACCTTGTACCATTCTTACAATTCATATCATGATTACCAAGAATAATATGATGTGGGGCTATATCAGCAAGATTAACGAACAACTCACTCATCATGCGAATTGCTTCCGGGGACATATCCAATTTAGTATGGAAAGTATCTCCTGTATTAACAATAATATCGGGCTCTTCTTCTCGCAACTTTTCGTATAGTCGCTCAAATACTACTCGATATTCTTTATGATATTTCAGTTTCCGTATGTGTACGTCTGAAATATGCGCAATTTTAATGCTCACTCATTCTCCGATTTAAATCAAGGCAGGACCTATGCCCCAGATAGCAACATAATATCCAAGCGCAATGAAAAACGCAGTTTCAAGAATAACATAACATTGTTTAAGCATATAAAAGCCCTCATTTGTTATAGAATAACACAAGACAAACCACTTGTCAAGAGAAATATCTAACCCAACGGCAATCCGTAAAAAACTTGTGAGATACCGGATGTATCAGAACTTGCACCTTCCATTGAATTTATGAGAGTTGTTACAAGATTCCAATAATACCAAGACTTGGATGCACCTTGGTGATCATGGTAATCTTCTGGTATCTGATCCCAAGGAACATAATGAGTTGCACCTCCTGAAACTCTTCCTCGCACTTCTCCTAGTTCTCCTGAAACTGGTGCAAACTCAAAATCTTTTACAAAATCTCCTTCTGTTTTATTGGGAGTAATTCGTCCTTCTGTGTCGGGGGGACCATCAGGATATGTTAAAGAAGCGGCTCTCAATTGCTCGTATTGACTGGGTGTGATATTGCCGGCTTCCAGTTCCTCTATAAGTCCTTGCGCTTCTTTTAAATCTGCAATCAATTCAAGGGCAGCTGAATATTCAAAAGAACGAGCCCAGTCGTGAACGCCGGCGCCGGGAACCGGGGAGTCTGGCACCTCATTAATGTCCAGTTGAGCAAATAATTCCATTGGTTCTTGAAGAGCTGTTCCACCACCAACATCGGGCATTGAAAAACCAAAAGCACCAATTTTAGGATCTTTTACTTTTCTTTCTAAATTCTTCAACTTTTCCTCATAACTTTGGCCGGCTTCGATGTTCTGTTGTATCTGGGCGCTACGCGCATGTCCAACATCTTGAACTCGTTGTTGTAAATCCATCGCGCCAAGGCCCAAACCTGCTCCTAGTGCGGCAGCACCAAGCTTTCGCTTATGCTTGCGCATCCAGTCCATAACACCTTCTCTCATTTCTTCCGTAAGGACGATACCAAGCTTGGCAGCTTCTTCGTCAATCATGCGGTAGAGTTGGCGTTCTAATAGAAGATTTTGTGTTTCTTCTCGGACCACCTCTCTGAGATGTGCCTTGGTGATCTTCATTTTGATAGTCTAGCTTTCACCGCTCCAAGGCCACTCATAACCCAAGACCCGGCGCCTACGACCTTACCTTTGCACCAGCCATAAACACCGCCGACCCAGCCGACAACAACATCCCATACATCCTCAACGATTTCTACAACTTGATCCCAGGCGAGATCCAGAATGTCTACAACAAGCTTTAGAGGAGCGCTTAAGACACGCAACAGTGGGTGTCTATCACGCCGTAGCAATAGCCACGATAACAACACTCCAACTAATAGACCCTCTAATCTAGGGGCATCTACGTGGAGATGAAGTAGACTGTCGCCTACAAGGGTGGCAACAAGGACAACCAAGTCCCACACCAACACAAGGAGCCCTAATACAAAGCTCCATAGTGTCTGTAATAATTCTAACATAAGTTTAAGTTCCTTTTATATTAATCTTTCTTTTTGTAATCGCCCTGTTTGGCGTTAATAGCAAAATTAAGCTGACGAACTGTTGTAACTTCGTCTGCGGTTCTTTTTTCTTTTTTCATGAGAGTATCTTTTTTCTTTTGTAGTTGAGCTATAGTGTAATCTGTCCACTCTCCCGTAGATTCCACATCTTGAAGAAACTTTTCGTCTTTCTTTTCTTCAAGTTCTTCTTCGGCCTCTTCACTTAAGACCGTTTCAAGTTCTTCTTTAATAATCTGTTTAAGTTGTGCTTTTGTGATTTTCATCAATAGACTCCTACACTGCTGAAAGTAAATTCAACAATAAATAGTTATCTCTATCAATAAAAGCCGCATTCTTCTTTCGTTCTAAGAAAACCTCTTTTGGCATCGCTCCAACATCTTCATAACCTGACACATCAATCTTATACAGTTCCACATCATAACGAAGAAGCGTTTCAATAATCTTGCGTTCTT